GGTGATTCGGCAAAGGCTAAGTAGATGTAAGTGTTTCCACTTGAATTGTTGGTGTCATTATTTACACCGCGACACTTAAATCCGTTACTTAAAATATCTATGGCATAAGTGCTGCTATTTGTTTCCGCACTGCTTTCATTAGCAAACAACGGATCGTCAGTGACGTTATATGGGAATCTTACTGAATCGGTCATTAACCATGATGCTGAACCATCAGAACACTTCGCCATAACCCACATGGGCCGGAATCCAGTGTAGACAAAGGTTCCGTCATTATTCCCATTCCCGGTGTAACTACCTACCTTGCTGTAGCCGTCTACGGAATGGAAGCAGTAGGCGATGTACTTATCCGTTCCATTAACCTCATAGGTATCTTTGAGAGTTACTAAACTTGCTGTTGGTATTGTTGTAGACCAACGACCTGATGTTTGAGCGGCATCAGTATTTAATATCAAATCATACCCAGAAGATAAAGGAGTAGTCCAAACATCCCAATTATAGGCAGAATCCCTATTTTTAACTATTACCAACTCTGGTGCTTGAGATAAACCATGCCCTACTGTTCCATCAGCACTTGTACCGGGAGAGGTATAAGCAACTATCGAAAAACCCGCAGTAGTATT